TATGGCAACCGAGCCGCTCATCTATTGATATGTATGAGACGGACACAGGTTATTACCATAAGACACTTAATTTTGCAATTCCTAACATTGAGGAGGATTGAGAAATGGCAAAAATAGGGTTAAGAAATTTTTTGTTTGGAATCCTCACCGAGGAGAGTGACGGCTCTGCCACATATGGCGTTGCTCAGAAGCCTGCCAAGGCTATCTCCTGCAAGGTTGATATTTCGAACAATGATGCAAAGCTTTATGCGGACGATGCTCTCGCAGAAGCCGACACAACATTCCAGAGCGGCACTGTTACTTTAGGACTTGATGACGAAAACGACAAGATGCTTGCAACTCTCCTTGGTCACAGCATCTCAGAGGAGGGTGAGCTCCTCCGTAACGCTTACGACACCGCTCCATACGTTGGCTTTGGTCGTATCATCACCAAGATCGTTGGCGGCACATACAAGTACAAAGTCGAATTTCTGAAAAAGGTTAAGTTTTCAGAGCCTTCTCAAGAAAACGACACAAAAGGTGAGTCAGTTGAGTTCGGCACATCCGAGATCGAGGGAATTGTTTCAACTCTCGCAAATGGAGATTGGTCAGATTCTAAGACATTCGACACAATGGACGATGCGCAGGCATATCTCAAGAGCTTTTTTGCTCCTGACCCAACAGAGCAGTATACCGTGACATACAATGTCAATGGCGGTACAGGCTCAGTGGATCCTGCAACAGTTGATGCAGGTCAGTCTGTTGTCCTTGATGACGGCTCAGGCCTGACAGCTCCAAGCAATAAAGAGTTCGCAGGATGGGCAACAACATCAAGCGCAGTTGCTCCTGATGTAACAAGTCCTTACACACCTACAGCCGACATCACTCTGTATGCTGTTTGGGTCAACGAGCAGTACACAGTGACATATGATGTCAACGGCGGCACAGGAGACGTTGCTCCTGTATCTGTTGACGTAGGCGATTCCGTAACACTTGACGATGGCTCAGGAATCACACCACCTGTTGGCGAAACATTCGCAGGATGGGCTACCACAAACGATGCATCAGTGCCTGATGTATCAAGCCCATATACACCAAGCGGTGATGTGACCCTTTACGCAGTTTACAACTAAATGAAGGAAAAGAGGCGCTGACCCTAGACAGCGCCTCTTTTTAATTAAAAAAAAACATGGACAGGAGAAAATGAAATGAAAGATTTTGCGGGAAATGTCCAGTATAAAGGCCGTGAATACAAGCTTGTGTTTAATTTAAACGTAATGGAGGCAATACAAGAGCAGTATGGCACGCTTGATGCGTGGGGTTCTTTAACTGATGGCGAAGGGTATGCAAAAAGAGCATACGAACAAACTAATCCAAAGAAAGCATGGGAAGATTTAACGGCGAAGGAAAAAGCTCTCTATCCGAGTGAGCCAGACGCCAAGGCGGTTATTTTTGGTTTCACTCAGATGATCAACGAGGGCATTGATATAGACAACGAGGAGAATGGCACTGATATTAAGCCGATGACCCTCAAGCAGGTTGGTCGAATGATCACGGAAATTGGGCTTGCAGAAGCAACCAAGACGCTCAACAACACCGTCAACGAGTCAACCAAAGGCGAAGAAAAAAACGAGTGATCCAAGATGACATCAATCCTGTCATTGATTTTTCTTGGTTTTATTTTGTAGGAAAAACAAGACTCGGTTTGAGCTACAAAGAGACAGGCAGGCTCACACTGACAATGTTTAACAAATTATACGGACATTACAAGACCATGTGGAGTCTTGAAATGCGCCTCGCTCATCAAAATATGACCTATGATGAGGCCTACAAGAAAGCGCAACAGGACGAAGAATGGTTTTAAGGAGATAACATGGCAGGATTCGGTGGAGCGGTCAAGCTCACAGGCGCAGATGAATACAAAAAATCTTTATCGCAGATCACTCAGAGCTTAAAACTTGTCAGCGCTGAGATGAAAGCAACCTCGAGCGCTTTTGATGTTGGGGATAAATCCGAGAAACAGCTTGAAGCGGATGCAAAACTGTTAAAATCTGCACTTGAACAGCAAAAGAGTGCGCTTACATCTCTAAAACAACAGCTTTCCGACCTCTCAAGCGCCTATCAAAAGGCATCAGACGAAAATGGCGAGCTCCATGCTGAGTATGAAAAGCAAAAGGTCATCCTCGAGGCGATCGGTCGAGACCTTGGCACAACATCCAAAGAGTACGAAGATCAAGCCAAAGTTGTGAACGACCTTGCCACAGAGGTTGAAAAATCAGACAAATCACTTGAAGCACAGGGCAAACAGCTTGACAATCTTGCCATCCAGACGGCAAACGCTGAGACCAAGTGCAACGAGACTGCTCAGGCAATCGACAATATGGGAGAAAAGGCAGAAAAATCCTCTGAGGGTTTCACTGTCATGAAGGGCGTTCTTGCTAACCTTGCCACGGAAGCTATAAACAGTGCTTTGGAAGGGCTCAAGCAACTTGGTCAGGCTTTTGTTGACGTTGGAAAGCAGGCAATTGACAATTATGCCGAGTTTGAACAGCTTGAAGGCGGTGTCAACAAGCTTTTTGCAAGGACTCCAGAACAGACCGAGACGCTTAAACAGAGTATGCTTGAGACAGGCATGTCGATGGAAGAAGTTGCAAGAGCTCTCGAGGAGATGGATGACGGCGCAGAGATCGTCATGAAAAATGCTAACTCGGCATTTCAGACGGCAGGCATGAGCGCAAATGAATACATGGAAACGGTCACAGGATTCTCTGCATCACTCATTGCAGGTCTTGACAATGATACTGTCAAAGCGGCGGAAGTGGCGGACACTGCAATTAAAGATATGTCCGACAATGCAAACACGTTCGGCACGTCAATTGAGTCAATCCAAAATGCGTATGCAGGTTTCGCCAAGGGCAACTACGCCATGCTTGATAATTTAAAACTCGGGTATGGAGGGACTAAGACTGAGATGCTCCGACTTGTCAAAGATGCAGGCGTTGTCAGCGATAGCGTAAAGACGATTGATGAGGTTTCCTTTGACCAAATCATCGAGGCAATACATATTACGCAGGAAAACATGAACATCGCAGGCACTACGGCACGAGAGGCAAGCTCAACCATTGAGGGCTCAACTAACTCAATGAAAGCTGCATGGCAGAATATGCTCACAGGAATGGCGAGCGAAAACTCAAACTTTGCGGCACTTGCAAACAATTTCCTGAGCACACTTGTCACTCCAGACGGTCAGGGCGGCGTTCTTGGAACATTAATTCCTAGAATAGCAACTGTTATCACAGGAATTTCGTCAGCCTTGCAGACAGCACTGCCACAGCTCGTGCAATCAATTGTGCCTATTATACAAAGCAACCTGCCTGTGATCATGACAGCGATAAGCGGCGCAATCTCAAGTCTTTTGAATTTGCTCCCTCAGATCATGCCTGTCATTTCACAGCTTGTTTTGCAGGTGATTTCACAGCTTGTGGCGCTTGCGCCTCAGCTCGTGAGCACTGGAGCAACCTTGATTGTCCAATTGATTGAGGGTATTAATCAAGCAATCCCAGAGATGACGGCAATGCTCCCCGAGGTTATTACGTCCATCGTGACAGCACTGACCTCTAATATTGAGCCATTGCTTAATGCAGGAATTTCACTGCTTTTGGGTCTGACAAACGGCCTGTTAGCCGCAATTCCTCAGATGGTTGCTCAGATTCCAACCATAGTGAACAGCATTGTCACTGCACTTTTGAGCTCTTTGCCTCTTTTGGTGCAGGCAGGAGTTGACCTGCTTGTGTCACTTGTTCAAAATATGCCGCTCATAATTCAAAGTATAGTTTCAGCGCTCCCAGAGCTAATAAATAGCATAATTTCAGCACTTATGGAAAATTTGCCTTTATTGATACAGGCAGGAGTTGACCTTTTTGTTGCTCTGATTGAAAATATGCCCCTTATTATCGAGACCATCGTTGCAAGCCTGCCACAGATCATAGAGGCTATTGTTACAGGCTTTACTGAGGCAATCCCTCAGATTGCAGACTGTGGCAAACAACTCATAGAGGGTCTTTGGGAGGGCATAAGCAACGCAAAAGACTGGGTTCTTGATAAAATAAGCGGCTTTGGTGAGGATATCCTTGACGGCATCAAGTCATTTTTCGGAATCTCATCTCCGTCAACGGTCATGAAGGACAAAATCGGTAAATTCCTTGCAGAGGGTGTCGGCGAGGGCTTTACAGATGAGATGGACAGCGTCAACGCTCAGATGCAAGACACTGCAAGCAACACAGTTGACAGCCTTGCCAAGGGCATGAACGGCGGCGAAAGCTCTCTCGTGGATGCCGCAACTCAGCTTGTGGAAGTAATTGCCAAGACATTCACCCAGAACACGAAGCGGTTTAACACTATCGGTCAGGACATATCAAAGATGATTAGTCAGGGCCTTACTCAGAGCCGTCAGACGATCATGCCTATGGTCAATCAGATGGTTCAGAGTCTTATTTCTGCTTTCAAATTGTCTGGGGCTAAGTTCAAAGAAGTCGGCAAGACGATCATGACAAGCATGAATGAGGGAATCAACAGCTCAAAGGCAACTCTTATCAACACAGCATCAACCCTTATCTCTGCAATGCTCACACAGATAAGGGCAAGAGCAGGCGAGTTCAGACTCGCAGGGGTTCAGCTTGTAAATCAATTAAATATCGGTTTCGGCTCTGGCAAGGCAACACTCATCAACAGCGCAAGCACCATCGTGACAGCGCTCCTCAATGCTCTCAAGCAGTTCAATATCCAATTTGAGCAGATTGGTGAGAATTTTGCCAACGGTCTCAAAAATGGATTCTTGTCAAAAGAGCGTGAGATCACAAAATCCGTTGATGAGATGATGCAGAGGATTGTCAAATCCGCCAAAGACGAAATGGAGATCAAATCTCCATCAAAAGTATGGGCAAGAATCGGCTCATACATGGCACAGGGCTT